CCTTCTTTCTCTAGACCGCGAGTTTCATCTTTCAAGGTGCTATACCAAACAAGATCTTTCATCTCGAGGTCTCCACTCTCAAAATTGTCTTCAACTCGAGAAACTATTGCTCTTCCTTCATCAGTTAAGCGACCATTCTCAAAGTCTATATAATAAGACTTATCTTTTTCACAACCAAAACCATTGGAGGAGTCTTTATTTAAGCCAGCGAGACTCTTGTTACCAGAGACTACAGCGCGTTCATCGATATCATCGAAATCGCAAATGTAAGTATCAATAACTTTCTTGGCGAACTCTAGTTCGTCTTGAGGAATATCGCTAACTAATTTAAAAGACTTCTTCTCAATATCTTTAACTGTATGAGGTCCATATTTGGATAGATCAGCAGGTTCTCTGGTTATAGGAAAACTTCCATAGAGAGGAGAAGGAACAAAATTAGTTTGTTTGGGTGTCTGTATATGAGCATTAGCTTGCAACTTTATACCACTTACATCATCAAGGACTTTAGGTGAAATATCCACTTCTATTTTGTACTTATTATCAGCTTTAAGTATTTGGTGAATCTTATTTCTCACAGAGTGAGACCAAATAACAGCTGTTCCATCGGTACCATCACCTGCCACATGAAGACCTAGAACCAGTCCACGCTCATGAACAATTGAACTACCACACATTCCAGGGGCTGAAACGCCCACTGTAATTCCGGGATTACCTTGATCTGTGTCATGTCCGCTCGTTCTAACAACGTTAATTGGTCCTGAATCAGTTCCGTCAAAGCTATAATAAACATTGGATTTCGAAACCTTGATAAACATGGGTAAATAAACGACACCGGCGCAAGTGACATACCATAACTCTTTGGCATAAGATTGAACTTGTGGAGTACGATCGACTTGTGTATATATGGATGAAGAAACACTGTTAGATTGAAAAAACTTGGATAAGTTTTTAAACGGTGTGGGAAAATTAGGAGGTAGTGTTAAAACTACCACATCTGCTGTATCATCTTTGTGGACAACTTTATAGGCAGCATGATCGACTAAAACATGTTTAGCATCACGATCTTTATAAATTGTAATGTGACCTTCGCCTGCTGAAAAAGCATGAGCAACGGAAACAATACAATGTCCACTTACAATTCCGCAAACTCTAAAGACACCATCACCAGAGTGTACATCCATGTCATAAGTAGCATTTCGCACTGCATCAACAGGAGTTGAAGGAGTTTTACCATTCTTTATGGACAAGCTTTTAAAAACTTGTGAAACAGATTTAACGGGCATCAGAAACTTGATTGCATTGTAAACAAGTAATCCAGTACCCAAAACATAAAGAGCAGAAATTCCAACACTCATGAAGTCCATCACGTTAGCTCTAAACGTCATTTTGACAATTTTCTTTGAAATTTCATTGCAAAAATGAGTAAGAGTTTCCATGATGATAGGGCAAAAGCTCTTAAGGGAATCAACGAATGATTCAGCATTAACAAAAATATCTGCGTCCTCTGAAATTGTTTTAATTTCAGACTCGCTCAGGTCAGTACTTGTCTTATGCTGTTTCTTGACTTCGCTGAAAACCCTTACAATCTTCAGAATCCAGGAAGCAATCTTGCCAAGGGGTAATCCAGTCACTGGGAGTTTTACGTCTATTTCGATGTTATGATCTCTCATGAAGTTACTCACATCTTCAGGAAAACTATTTATGAAATTTTTAAGTTTCATATCATAGCTTTTGAATTGTAAGAAACCATTGAGCTTATCACCTTTTCGTGTTATCTTAGAAAAGTCAAAGACGTATCCTCTGCGATGCAAAGCTTCTACATTATCGATACCATCATTTCTCAACAATCCATGAATGTTCATGAAATTGTTAGTTGTTACCATGATAGTTTCGCTATTGAAAAACTTCGTGTCTTTCAGGTTAAGCGCTGCACAATCAAGAGGCAGCTTCAAATTGGAGACCATGTTTATTATTGATCTCCATTGGGATATACCTTGTTGCCCAAGATCATCCATCACAAAAATTTCTTCTCCATTATAGGAGTCATAGAAATCCTTTCCATCGTTCATCGGTTTGATATGGTGAGCATATGTAGTTTTATTACAACATTTTATCACCATATTCATAAGAACAGACTTAAAAACGCCAGGAGGACCTTCGAATATAAAACACGAAGGCTCAACTCTATCAGGAGCTTCATAAGCCAGTACGCATTTGTGTAAACGATCGAAGGATTCAAAAGTAGAAGAAACTGTTGCGGATCTGCGTTTGAGCTCTTTAAGAGCCTCATTATCATTGAGATCTTTGTGCATATCTTTAACTTGATTCCTAAACGACGGATCTACCGACGCAGCAGGAGCGTTCTTCCACTTCATGCACATGTCTTTTGCTTGTCTAAGCAGACGATAATGTTTACCAAAAGATAAACATTGTAACATCTGCTTCATGGTGTCTTTATAAGATCCATCGATAGGGAGTAAGTTGATGATATACTCAACCGCTTCAAAAATTGTATCGATGAAGTTATAAAA